TGCCCTTCCGCCCCGCGTTTATTGAGGAGGTAATTGCTTATCTTCAGCTGCACGGCTACGTACTTGTCCGGTACTTCCAGACCGTCGTAGTTCTCCTTGAACGGATACATGCGGTTCAGAATCTTCTGCGCGGCCAGTTCAAGGTAGACTTCCAGGATGCCCCGGTCCGTCTCATCCCCGTCCATCATCCGGCAGAGCATATCGACTTTCTTGTCCATGGTCATCCCGTCCGCCCTCCTTATGCGCTGGTCTTCTTGCGTCTGCTGGCCGTTTTCGGCTTCGCTTCCGCTTTGGCTTCCTCTGCCGGAGCCTCAACCGGCTCTGACTTCGGAATGTTCGGTACGCTTTCGGTCATGGCGGGAGCATAGGTCTCCTCCATGCTTTCCTCGCCGTACCGTTCTCCGGCGTGAATCCACCGGTCGTTCACCTTGATGTTGTGAGTCGCGATCATGGTGAATCCCCTTTCGTAATGTATACCGCCGGGTGCCGGCCGTCCCGGCACCGCGGCAGTCAAAGGTCATCAGAAGACCTTCAGCAGAGCAACCTCGTCCATCCGCTCGTAGCTCGGAAGCACGATCTCGGAAGCGAAGGTGTTCAGGTTCACGGGGTTCACGGTGGCTTCCTGCGTGATCGCGATGCCCTGCTCGACGATCTGGACAGTGGCAACGCCCTTGCCCATCAGGTCGGCCTCTTCGGGAGTCGTGCCGTAGCAGGTTTCGCCCAGCGTACCCGCGGGGATGACCGCAACGTAGCCGTCCGGAACGAACTTCGCGGCGACCTTGCTCTCATTGCGGAACTGCTTGTCGTACAGGACGATGCCGTCCAGATCGACGGTATCCTTCAGGATCTGGATGATCTCCGGATCGGTCAGATAGCCGAACGCAGCGCCGCTCTTGCTCAGATAGCGGTCCTTGATATTCTTGTTCAGGCGCAGTTCCTTGAAGGTCGCCTTGTTCATGATGGCGATCCGCAGATCAGCGCCGGTGCTGGCGGCGATCGCGTCCTTCACGTCCTGAATATCGCCGAACGGGTCGGAGTTGGTGTGGTCGGTCCACTTCTTGGTCTGAAGCTCGAAGTAGTTGCTGGCCTTCCATGCGCCGTTCGGGTCATAGTTGTAGGTGTAGTCCACACCGTTCGCCTGGATGGTGATGCCCACGTTGCCGTTCAGCGGGAACAGCAGCTGCATGCGCTCACGCTCACCGACGACCATCGCGCCTTCGATCAGGTTGTTGGCGTCGTCGAACACCCGCGCGATAGCGGCGTTCACATAGGGATCATTGGCGCTCTGGGCGCGCAGGATATCCTGGCGGTCGCGTTCCTTGATCTTGAAGCCCTCACGGAAGAACGGCATCTCGGTCTCGACCTTCTCGACGCCGATCCTGTCACGGAAGGTGGCCTTCGCGTCAAAAGCGCTGGGCATCAGGGAAATCGGAATGCCCTTGCTGCCTTTGATCCATTTCAGATCCAGTCCGGCCTGCTTACGGGCGGGGAAAAGACCTTCGCCCAGATAGGGAATCCGGTTGCTGGCATTCTCAGTCCAGTTGGCCCCGATTGCGGCAGGGCTGAACAGTCCATCAAACAGCATATTGGTTGTCTCCTTTCATGTTCGTTTTGTACTTGCAATATCGCGTTTCGTGATATCGCGGGGTTTTAAAAAACTTGTCAGACAGGCCACTGCACATGGCGCAGCAGGTGTCCGCATCCGACACGCACGTCCGAGTGGATCTTGATTCCGCTTGCCCTGCACAGGGAACAGAAGTACAAATCCTCACTCAGCATCCCGCGGTTTGCGTCCCCGTAGTTCACCCAGTCGTACCAGGGATACGAGGCCTTCCGGAACACGTCTGTCTTGATCAGCGCGCATCCCATTCCGCCGCCGTGGACTTCGATCTTGCGTTCCCCGGCTTCCGCCAGTTTCCGCATCTCTTCCGCCGTGTATTCGGATTCCAGCGGGTAGTGGTAGTACTCCTTGCCGTTCTCGTCCTTCAGCTTGCAGATACAGGTTTTTCCCCTGTAAATGTTGTCCGTGTCCCTGTGGGCATAGAACCCAAGGTTCACTTCCCGGGCGTCCTCCAGGAGCAGTTTCAGTGCGTCCTTCGGGAGTGACACGTCGTTATCGACCATCAGCACATAGTCCGTTTCCAGATCGAGCGCTTTCTGGGCGATCCTGTTCCGCGCCGTGGCTACGTCATAGCCCCGTACGGAATCAAACAGCACCTCATGCCCGTCTTTGTCCAGATCCCAGATCGATTTGTAGGTATCCGGATAGATCGTTTCGAAGGTAGGAACCGCGATGAGTATCTTCATCCTTTTCACCCCGCCAGTTTTCTGATCAGTCGGCATATCCTTTCGCATGCGTGTCCGTCACAGGCGTCCGCCACATGCCTTACGCAGCGCTTCTCCGTTTCGTTCAGCCCGTCGGCCTCCCGAAGCAGTCTCAGCAGGTCCTTTTCGTTCCTGCAATACCTTGAGGAGTATGCCTGCGGATATTCCATGTTCATGCCGCGCGTCTCCGTATAGCCGCCGTCCGGCTCATACAGAACCGCGGGCTTTCCGAGCAGATACCCGTCGAACATGACCGAACTGTAGTCCGTTATGACCGCGTCGCAGTCATACAGGTAATCGGCTGTCGGCTCCAGGGGACCGATCTCGACGATGTGCCGGAGCTTTCTCCTTACGATCAGCCCCGTCATCGGATGCGCCTTTACGGCAATCATCTCGCCGTCCGTCAGTTCCCTGTCCAGCCATTCCCAGTCGATTTCCGGCAGAGGCGGATCCCCTGCCGATCTGTATGTCGGCACATACAGATATGCCCGTTTGCCAGCCAGTGCCGTCTTTCCGTCTCCCTTGCGCTTCCCGGCGTACCGGTCCGTCCTCGCCATCCCCAGCGGAAGAACTTTCTCAGGCGGTATCCCGTCGCTTTTCGCGACCAGCTCCACCATTTCCGTTCCGCTTGTGATCGTGTACGTGATCAGTTTCGCCTGCTCCGCGTGGTAGTACGGATGCGGCTGAAGCAGCCCTCCGGTCTTCCCTCCCGCGATGCCATGCCCGATCAGCACAGCCTTGCCCGGGGTTACCGTCGGATACTCGTCGATCACCATGACGTCATGCTCTCCGGACGTGATCGCCCGGTGCTTCCGCCAGGGGTCAACCCGCACATGCACCTTATCGCCTTCATAGGCTTCGTAGACCGCCCGCAGGTTTTCCGCCCGCTCAAGCGGCTTGGTGCTGGCAAACAGCACCGGTTTCATCAGGTCTCGCCCGTTTCGCCGGTAGCGCCGGTGGCACCCTGTGCGCCGATGTTGGTACGGAACACGATGCCGGGAAGCGCGCTGTACAGCGCATCGACATAGGTCACGCCGCTGTGGGCCTGCGCCTTGGTGGCGTCGATGATGCCCTGCACCACGGCAGCGCCGTTCGGATTCTTTGCGGTATCAACGTCGTACAGCAGTACGCCGATGGCCCCGGATCCGGTGGTGGAAGCGCCTTCATCCGTCAGGGGAGTACCGGCCTTTACGACCGTACCGCCGCTTCCGGGCGTGGCTACCTTCACGGGAATCGCCTGGTAGTCGTTGCTGGCCAGAATTTCAATGGTTCCGGCATAAGCAGTCTTGGCAAAATTCATACCTTTCTCTCCTTTCACAATAGTGAAGTTGTATTTCCTATCGGTCAGACTGACCGATATCAGTCTTACCGAAGATAGGCACTCATGGCTTTCTGAGCCTGTTCGTTCACGGCTTTCTGCGCCCGTCCGAATTCAGCCGCGCGCTTGATTGCCTGCGCCTCAGGGCTGTTGCTGTCAGCGCCCGCCCCGGGTCCGGTGATCTTTCCGAACTCCAGCCGCAGCGCTTTCTCCTTCACCTGCCACGCTTTCTGAATCTCCAGCAGCGCGTTGTCGATGTCCGCCGCCCCGTACAGGTGGTCAGCCAGGTTTCCGGCGGTCTCCTCGTCCAGCCCGAGCTTCCCCATGACTGTCTTGACCGTGTTTCCCTTGGCAACCTGCCTGCGCAGGTCTTCCAGTTCCTTGGCAGCCTTCTCCGCCGCTTCCTGTTTTTCAGCTGCGTCGATCTGCTCCTGCGTCATCTTCGATTTCAGCTGGCGCTTGTAGTCGGCTGCTTCCTTGGTCGCGTTGGTGATCGCTTCCTTCTGCTTCGCCATCTCGGCCTTTAAACGGGCAATTTCGGCGTTCAGTGCTTCGTTGCTGTTGTCGTCCGTCTTTCCGTCCGCGCCTGCGTTATTCGCGCTGTCAGCGCCGTTATCCGCTGCGTTTGCGGCCGCGTTCGCGCCGTCACTGCCGGGAGCGCTGTCTCCGGCTGCGCCTGCGTCTGCTGCACCGCCGCCTCCGGCAATGCCATCCGGACTTAGGAGGAACTTCGGACTCATCCAGTATCCGTTCCGGTTACGAATCATGCTCATACTCTCCTTTGCGATTTACGTCTTCCCTGACGTTTTTTGCTTTTGCGCTTTTTGAGTGGATCTCCCCACTTTCGCGTTTTTTACCGTCTTCCCTGACGTTTTATGCAAACAGACCGAAGTCTGATTTACATCATCCCAGTACAGGGGCAAGCCAGCACCTGCACCCGTAATGCTTTGGCGGAACCTCGTCAATCGGGAACACCTGCTCGTCCCTCGGACCGCACTCGCTGCACACCCGCTCGTCCTTCTGCGTAACCCAGCGCACCTCTTTCACCCCGAAGTCCATGTACGCCTGAATCATCGCGTAGTCCGTCACGTTGATCGCAAACTGCCCGATCTGCTGGCTCCAGTACCGCAGCGCCTTGTTGATCTCGTAGTCCCTGTCCTGCGCTACTTCCAGCGTTTCCGCCAGCCGGTACGCCTTCCGCTCTGTCTCCGTGTCGAACCTGTACAGCGTCAGCAGGTCCGTCTGCGACAGAACGTCGTCAATCCACTCCGCTGTGATGGCTTTCTCCGCCATCTGGTGGGCCTTTTTCGCGTCTTCACCGCACAGGTACAGCCCCAGCAGGTACGCTTCGAAGGCGACCTCGTAATACCGCTTCCTGGCCCGTTTCGCGCTGGTCCGGTAGACGCTCATGACCGTCCGGATGACGTTCACCTCGTCCCACTTCGCCATCTTCAGCTTCCCGAACGCTTCAAGATTCTGCCTGTTCAGCGCCTGTATCGCCTTGTCGCAGGCCTCGTATACGTTCACGGCTTTCTTCATCCGACCCCACCGCCGCCGTACCTGGGCGTACTCCGCCTCGCCTTATTCGCGCAGGCAATCGAGCTGTACTTCTGGTTCGGTTCCTTCTTCTGGAACCGCTTTCCGCACACCGGGCAGATCGCCCATTC